TTCCAACAACAAGCTTTCTTGCTTGCCCCCATAAAGAGCTAGGACTCGTCGCCCCAATCCCGACGTTGCCGCTGGAGTCGATGCGCATGGCTTCGGTGTCATCGGTCGAGAAAACCAAATCGGCATCTTCGCGCTGGTTAATCCGCGCATTTTCGTTAGCATCAATACCAATATAAAAGCCGCGATCATTAGCAGCAGTCGTCGTGCTGTTGGCAATTTGTACAAAATTGGAGCCGGAATCGTCCGTATATACGACAAGCTTTTCGTTAATCGTACTCGTCCCAATCCCGACGTTGCCTGATGAGTCTACAACTAAATCAAGGCTACCTGCTCTTGATAGTGCTAGTAAGCCTACCGAACTGCTGTCATGACGTATAATAAAGTTATCACCCGAGCCATATATCTGACCTCGATGATTACCTCGTGTATTGTAAAATCTACCTGATAAATCTAAAGACTCATCACTCGCATCCCAGAAGAGCTTTGCAGTCGTGCCCGTGTCTTCGTAGAAGGAGATGTCGCCGCTTGCTTCAAACCTAGCAACTTTTTCTTGTCCTGACCTACCAGTGACGTAAAAAGACGTGGCCCCGTTGGTATCATCATTATCTACGTTAATCTCTACATCGCCATCGGCAAAAACTTCTAAACCATCAGCCGTGACGGTGCCGTCAACATTCAAGCTGGTATTAAACTGCCCAGTCGTCCCCGTAATCGCCCCAGCACTCGACCCGCCAATGGTCACGCCGTCGATGGTGCCGCCGTTGATGTCAACGCTAGCAAGCGTAGCAGTGCCGGTAAAGGTCGGGGAGGCTGCCGGAGCAGCGAGGCCGAAAGCAGTTTGAATCGCGGTAAACTCAGTGGTGAACTCTGAGCCGCGAATTACCTTATTGCTATCATTGGAAGGCAAAGAGTCTTTTGCGCCGAAATTTGTACTTGGCGTATATGTAATGCTCAATGTGCTTCTCCTTTAATGCCTATTACTTTTTGCAAAGTTTTCTTCGGCAGTAATAACTTGTAAGTTCCACGGAACATGTAAACCACAAACTGTTTTGCCACGTAAAGGAACAATATGATCTACATGATATTCTATTTGTGTGGCTAAACTACACACTGTACGTAAGCCGTAAATTTTTTTAATTTCTTCTAAATGTTGTTTAGTTAACCAAGGCGGTGTTGCGTTTAATTTAGCGGCTCTTCGCTTTGCATCATATACATTACGTTTGTGCGGATTTGCTTTAGCCCACTTGCGTATAGCTTCATTGCATTTTTCTTTGTTGTTTTCTCTATACGTGTTTACAACTTGCTTTCGTTTTTCTGGATTATTTTTACGCCATTTTGCAGAACGTTTTCTTTCTTTTTCTGCGTTTCTTGCATACCATTTTCTATTTAATTCGTTAATTTTATCTTTATTCTTTTTGCTGTATTTTTGAAGATAAGCTTTACAACAGGCTTTGCAATCAGCTTGAAGTCCGTCTTTGTTTCTAGCCTTTTTGCTAAATTCTGTTACGGGCTTAACGTCCCCGCAGACTCGACATTCTTTCATTGTTAACTCCTATGGCGGTAGGAAGCCGGGGTACTCAAGCCGCCACTCTTTCCCCCGGCGGTACTACTAACGCTGTTTAAACGGTGCCAAAGAGCTTAACGCCTGCTTCGGGACGGTACGTTTCCACGCCGTACAGAGTGTCGGCGGTCATGAGGTCAGCAAGGTACTCTTGCTTGTATTGGGTCTGGACGCGAACGCCAAGCTGCTCCGCGAACACGATGGCGTCTTTGTGCATAAGCAGCGCGCCTTTTTCGTCCGTGTTTTCGGTGGGCAGGTTGGTGGACACGTACACATCCACGCCGTACAGAGAGCCGATCTTGCCGGTCTCAACGGGCTTGCCGGTCACGAAGTCCGTGCTGACGTAGTTGGTCACGCCAAGCAGTTCCTTCTTCATAGCAGGCGGAATGACAAACACGCGGTTGTCCATCGGGACATCGTTGTCGTCAAGAACCTGCAGAGCTTCGCGGAAGCCCAGGTCGGTGAAGCCAGCCGTTGCCGTACCAGCAGCGGTTTGCGTGCCAGCGCCCGTCAGGAACTCAAGCTGCGACGTAAAGTTAGCAGCCTCAGCAATCAGAGCGGTGTCAACGCGGGTGGCAAGAGCGTAGCCGGCGTCAGACGTGTAGAACTGGCGGAGGCTGTTCAGGGCCTGCACGTCCACAATGTCTTCAATCAGACGGCTGTACTCGTAGTGCTGGTCGATAGCGACCGTCAGCTCAGACTCGGTGGCGGCGATCAGGGTCACTTCCGTTTGTGCAGCTTTGACGCTGGCGTTGCCACGGGTGGGCTTCGGAATGTGAATCGTATCGCCTTTCTTACCGGTCATGCTCATGGAGCGGACGAGCGGCTTAACGACAAGGGACTTCTCGTATGCTGCAATAATTTCATCGGACCAAATCTCGGGGATGAAAGTAGCAGCGGTGGTTTTGGTTACGTGGTTAGATCCAAGTGCCATGGTGTATTACTCCGTAAGTTTTATTTAACACGGCCCTCAGCGTACGCACGCATAATCTCTGGTTGTAGCGCTTCGTATCGCTTCGGGTCACGGTTCATAAGTTCAATAATGTCACGGCGGCGGTACACCTTACGCGTCTTAGCGCTATCAGGATTGGACCGTGCCGAGCCCGTAGAAGCTTTCTTAATTTCGTTCTGCTGCGCCACCTTCTCGACCTTTGCGGTTTGCTCAACGATGCCGCGTCGTTCCTTGTACAGCGTCATTAGTTCATCTGCTGCAGCAAAGTCGTACGCTTTATCGGCGCGTTCAAACAGCTCACGTCGAACCTGTGACTTACCAATCCACTCCTGAAAGCCAGCATCCGTAAGGATTTCTTTCATGTCAGGGTGTGCAGACTGCAGTTGAGCCAGCGCTTGAGACTTAGCCATTTCTGCCGCCACAGCCTGAGACTGCTTAAGCATTGGGTGGTTCTCAATAGCTCGCTGTACTGCTGCCTGCGGATCGGTAAAGAAGTCAATCTCGTCCGCTTCTTGTTCCGGTGCAGACTGGGTTTGTTGCGCTGCGATAGACTGCTTAACCATTTCGTCGAAGGCTTTACGCAAGTCTCCAACTTCTTGGCTTTGCTGGCCTAGGCGTTGCTCCAACTCCCTGTGCATCGTTGCAATCTCAGATGCACTTTTGCCCCTATACTTTTCTGGAAGATCGTTGTCTTGTTCTTCTTCAACTACTTCAGCGGGCTCCGCTTCCGCAGCTTGTACATCAAGCTCTGCGGCTTGCTCACTCGCCATTTCGTTAAGGTTCCCAAGCTCTTCGGTTGCCTCCACAGCGTTGTCGTCGGGTGCGTCTACTAATCGTGCCATTATTAAACTCCGGCCCTTACGGGTTATCAGATGGTGGCTGAACGGGGCGTATGGCTATGCTTGTCCGTTCTTAAGGCCAGCCCTAATATGCTCTCGCTCCCACTTCATAGCGGCACCGGGGAAACTCCCCGACACCCCTTCAAGCTTACAGCGTACTGGGCTGATGATGCGTTTGGCAGGGGCACCGCAGGCTCCGCACCGGAACGAGTCGCTATCCCTACCAAACACTTCAGTTACTTCTGCGCAGCTTTCACACTGCACGTCAAAGATTTTACGCATCTTCGTCTTCTGGTTCTTCCGCCTGCTGCTCTGCGGCAAGCACTGCGTTTTCCCAGCCAGCGATTTGTAGCAGCGCTTCCCAGCGACCTTTAGCTTTCCAAAACTCATTGGACGAGTCGATACCGCCAAGGTTCATGGACTGCAATGCTACATTGATTTCCTTTTGGAAATGCTTCCAGCCGTCCGTGATAAATAGCATCTAAGCGCCTAAACACATCCTGAAGGTAGGAAGTAGTGTTCTTAACTAATTCGTCAAACTTTGATTGTGTTACAAGTGACATGGTTGTCTCCGTGAGGCCAGTCGTTAAGGTTACTTCAAAGATAGACTATATTTTATCACATTTTGTAGCAAATGTCAAGCCCTATTTTGTACTCTTAGTGCCGCTGCACTTCCAGCGCTTACGGCTTAGGCGTAGCGGACTGTTGGGGTCTTTGGCTGCTTTGGGGTGGCTCTTCATTTGACCGGCGCTACGGGCGCAGTAGGCGTCGCCTTTGGACGTACCGGGACGTACGCGCGGCCCGCCACCTTTGGCCTGCCCCGCCTGCCCGTACGACACTTTCTTGCCGCTAGAAGTAATCTTAACTTTTGCTTTGCCCTTAGCGGGCGTACGTTTAGTAGCCACGGCGCTTGCTCTTCATGGGCTTAGAGCGTGCAGCAGAGCGCTTAAGGCACTTGCCAGCTTTCTTGCACTTAGCGGGGGACGGGCAGGATGCACAGGGTTTCATAGTCAACTCCTAGTTACGGGTAGGTGGTGATGCCATACAAGGCCGGGAAGACAGGTGCAATGGGCTTCCAGATGCCCTGTGCTGCGTCCCAAGCCAATACGTCGCCATCATTGGGCGTAGCTGCCGATACGTTGCACAACTCGTCAATGCGGCTAGTTGTAGTGGGTCGTACAAAGATTGTGCCTTGGTTTTGATGTGAGCGCGTAACGGCAGCAACAAGCACGGAGCATGCAGGCTTAGCGGGCTCTACGTTAGTGAGCGCTCCGGCTGTAGTAGCTGATAGCCATAGAAGATCGCCTTCGTCAAACGCTAGCGTATCCAACTGACGAACTTTACCAAAAGACGTTACGTACCCAAACTCGTTATTAGCAAAGTCTTGAGTGGCAACGCCAATAACCCACTCTTGCCGAAAGCCTGAAACATTTACATTAGCTTTCTGAATAAGCAAGTGATCGCCTTCAGCACCAGCAAACATAACTACATCGCCATTGCTAATAGCACCCGTTGCTTTGGCATAAAACAACTCTTCTTGCCCAAGCTGCAGCGTCACTTCATCGTTAAGCGGGAAGTCAATAGTACCTTCAACGTCATTCCAAGACGTGGGACCGCCAGAGCCTGGAACATAAAGTGACGTAGCTTCGCCCGTTCCGCTGCCCTGCGACTGGCCTAAAACGTACGTATTGCCCTCAGAGGCCAGAGAAAGCCCGCTGAGCGGTCCTACGTCTACTTCGCTACCGTCCGTAAGGGTAAAGACTAACGAGCCGTCAGCGGCAACGTAGGCGCTCTCAACGCCATTGCCGTCTTGGCCGTCAGCGCCAGCCTCACCGGCAGGGCCTTGAGGACCTTGTGGGCCTTGCGGTCCTGCTGGTCCAACAGCGCCGTCTTTGCCGTTGCGTCCATCTTTACCGGCAGGCCCTTGCGGACCTTGTGGTCCAGACGGGCCAGACGGGCCTTGCGTCCCAGGCGCTCCAGCAGGGCCTTGCGGCCCCGTGAAGCCATCCATTTTTTTTACAAGAGCAAGTAACGCTAGATCAGATGCCATGGCTTACTGCTCCTGTTGCGGCGCTTGCGGCGCTTCAGCGCCTCCCTGTGCGGCAGCGCCTCCCATTTCGGTTAGCTGGCGAATCAGCTCCGCCTCTGCTTTAGCCTTAGCCATTTCGGCTTCGCTGTTTTGCTTGCCCCGAAGCTCTTGCTCTTTTAGCAGCAGCTCTGCCATCTTAACGCGGCGCTCAAAGTCTTTGTCTGCAACGCCGTCGTTGTTCTGGTCGCTGTACTTAAGCGTAAGCTCCGTGGGTGCAAGCTGCGTTTCCGTGTTGTACTTGTTGGCACGAGACTGCGACTCAGCGGCCTGTGCCTGCAAAAGCTGCACTTGACCCTGCAGCACAGCCATCTGCGCTTGCTGTTGCGCCATAGCCATCTGCTGAGCTTCTGGATTGGGCTGATTGCCGGCCTCAATAGCAGCAAGCAACTCGTCACGATTGGTGACGTTAAGGTGGTCGATAATACCCTTAATAACCGCGCCGTGCGCAGGCGACTCAGGCGGCACCATCTGCAGGATTTGTGCAAGCTGTGCCACTTCGTACTCACGCGCCATAGCGCCAAGGGAGCTGAAGGCCACGAATTGGTAATCCTGCACCGGATAGTTCTCCGGGTCAAACTGCATGTAGCGGTGTGCTGCCTTGCGCACAAACGGGATTAGGAAGTTCTCTTGGAAGTTCACCAGCGTACGCTTTTGGCGCTTGACAATAGCGCCTTGCGTCATGGACATACCGGCTGCGGTGACATCGTTCTGCACCATACCGGCGTTGGCCTCAGCGGCGCCCGTAGCCTGACTAACCATTTGCTGTAGCTGTGCGCCTTGCGCAAAGGTTACTTGGTCAAGCTGCCCAAACTTAAAGGGCATAATGGAATCAGACGGGGAGCCGTTAGTCAGCAGCATGCGGCCAGGACGTACTTCAAGCTTATGGCCTCGCGGGATACGCGTTGCGTCCACGGCCATCATGGGATGCGTAGTAAGGGCGAGGGCGTCGATGCGTGCCCTTAGCTCCGCGTCCAAGGCTTTTTGTGACATATAGGCTTTTTCGCATACACCCCGTCCCCAGAACACACTCGGTACAATATCCCACTGGAACGCCACTATGGGGCGGTCTTGGCACATATACGGCGACGGGATGGCCTTAAGCAGCTCACCTTCGTTGGCAATTACAATAATGGCTTCAACGTATGCGCCTTTCTCTGCAATCTCGTCTTCAGACACACCTTCAGACAGCAGCAGGTCACGGGGTACTTTACCGTAATACTTGAGGAGGCGCACACGGTCGGTGGGGCGGCTGTCGATTTCGGGATCTGGCTCAATCTCTTCGTCCGCTGCAGCGCTGCCTACGTACACGTCGTCGCGATACACACCAGACTCTTGCAGCTCTTCGACAACGTGGCGCGATACATACTCATCAATGGCACAACCCATGGCACTATTGACACAGGTAGCGTTCGGGTCGATAAGGAAGTTGCGGGGCTGCACCGGATTAATCTTGACAATAGGCCGATACACTTCATTAACGCCCACTTCCTGCATATCGCCTTCCATTAGCGGACGCGTAGCAGGCTTATACTCTTTCATTTCCTCCACGACCACTTCGCCAATGCCCGTACCAAACACGGCAGCATTGACAAGCACTTCAGCTACAGAGGAGCGAATGCGGGCTGCAGCAAAGTCTTCGTGAAGCTTGCGCTTTAAGTACGCAATGTCCGCAGGCTCTTGGTCGTTCAAATCGTCCTTGATGTCAAAGAGCTTTCCACGACCAAACGTCGCCTCTTCGACTTCCGCAACGCACGACTCAACAGCCTGGGCCGTAGCGGGGGCAATAAGCTTCGACCGCTCAGAGTCACGCATCACATCTTCTGGCGCCCAGATACCGCGGTAGATGCGCATGTACTCTTCATGCTTGGCGCTGTAGTTGCTTTCGTAGTGGTCACGCCATTTGTTGCAGCGGCTCAACACCCACTCAGCCAAGTCTTGATCTGGGCCGAACTGTGCTTCTTGTAAGAACACGTTGTCACTCATAGTGGTTCCCTTATGTTAAACGCAGCGGCCCGGACTAATAGCCGGCAACGGCATCAAATGGTTCGTAGTCGTCCTCAAGGTCCAGATCGGCCATGTATGGCACGATAGCCATCTGGTCTACATAACTCAAAGCATCAAGCAAATCGTCGTGTACAAGCTGCGACGGGAACGCTGAGGCTTCATCCACCAGCGCTGTGTTCCATGCGCCGTGCTTGAAGCGGATTCGTTTATGCTCCAAGCGGCCCTGCAGTGCCCATAGAATCCTGTCTTGTTTTTTCTTGTTTCCGTGGCTTAACAACTCTACACGGAACACACGAGCAGTGCGGCGCATAAGGTCGCTGAGCGGCTGCATGACGGCCTGCTGAGCAATACCTTTCTCAATGCCTACAGACGGTGGGCGGTACTGCTCCACAGCTTTAAAGATACGCTCTGCCGTTTCGTCTAGCGCCCAGCGTCCATATTGAATGTCTTCAACCCACCACACACCGTTCTCGTCTACAAACACAATAGCAATGGCACTATTGTCTCTGCGCTTCGTCTTAGCCCCTCTATCACTTTCAAAGCCAGCCAAGTCAACCGCAATGTAATAATCTCCTGGCAGCTCTTTGGGCTTTTCGTCATAGTACATAAACTCATCAGCATCAAAGAACTCCGAGCCCTGCGCGTCAAAGCTAGCCATATACTCTTGGTTGAAAGCCCAGCGGGGCAGCGTAGCCTCCGCATGGTCAATCTCTGTGCTATCTAGGAACGGATTGTCACGTGACGTAAACTGCCACGCTTGCCAATCGTCCCAGGCCCCGGAGTAGCCTCCCATCCACATATCGTAGAAATGGTTCCGGCCTTCAGGCGTTCCAATGAATAGCGCTTTGCCTT